TCGGCATGCCACTGGTCCCCGGCGCGAAATTTGAGATCCTCGACCGCCTCTTTCCGCCAGGCCTGCTCGAACTCCACCGCGAGCTGGAAGCGCTGCCGCGCCAGGGCGCAGATCTGCTGGTCGCGCTGCTGGCGGCGCTGGTCGGCGCCGCGCTCCGCCGGGGACGGACGCGTGAGAATCACCGGCTGGGGTTGCGCGGTGGGGTCAGGGGCAAGCAGTTCAGCCATGGGGGTCTTCTTCGCCTTCTCCTGCATGGGCGCGGGGAGGCCGCAGCGTGAGGCGCCCCTCCGCTACGAACGGCGCTGGGCCGGAGGCCTGTATCTGTTCCAGAAGCGCCTGCAAGGCCGGTCGCTCGACCGGCGCCCCCTGCTGCGTCAGCGCACAGGTGCCATCGGCGTGCCAAGTAACGTCATACCAGTCCATCAGCAACCTCAAAAAGTGTTGAATAGGTTACAAATAATCTAGTACAATATAAATTAAGAATCTTTAACCATCTGTGGAGGAAAGCGACATGGCCTATACAGACCTCGACAAACGCCGTCAGCGCCGCAAAGCGTGGTACAAAGACAATCGCGAGCGCTTGCGAGCACAGCGCCGCGCCTCGCGGGCCAAACAGCATGCAGCTATCCGGAGCGCTGAGCGTGCCCGTTATGATGCCAACCGCGAAGAGATCATCCGCCAGAGACGCGAGCGCTACCGCGAGCAGGCGGACGCCATAAACGCCAAACGCCGCGCACAGAGGAAACCACCCACGCCCGAGCAACTCGCCTATTGGCGCACGTACCACCAAGAACGTCGTGAGCACCGGTTGCAGAACGGCCGTAGCTATCGCCTTGCCAATCACGAGACCATACGTCACCGCGAAAGTGCATATCAACGCGAGCATCCAGACGTGGCCCGCGGCGCAAGCAAGCGGCGTCGTGCGCGACTCCTCCATGCACCTGTCAACGACTTTACGGAACCCCAATGGCAGGCAATGAAGGCCCATTATGGCCATCGTTGTGTGTATTGTGGCCGCAAGATGCAACGCTTGACGCAAGATCATATTTTGCCGCTCAGTAAAGGCGGTTCGCATACTCAGTCCAATATCGTTCCAGCCTGCCAGCGTTGTAATTCCCGCAAACATGTTGGGCCACCCTTACGCCCTGTCCAGCCATTGTTACTGTAAAATTCACCCCATCCAGGCTGTGTGCGTACTCCGCCACGTCATCATGGCCTGCCGTGCGGGCTCTGGAGGGTGCTCCTGCCCCCGGAAGCGGTCTTCGATTTGTGCCACTAAGGGCAGACTCACGGCCAGGGTGCGCAGCGCATCGGCCCCGTGCGAGGCCCACGTGTGCGCGGGGTAGTTCTGGAACACTTTCGTCTGCTCATGCCATTCATGGTGATACGAGCGCAACGCCTCAATGCCCCGCTCGCACCCCATCTCGTCAAACAGCAGACGCGGGAACATCGTGCGCACATTCGCAATCCCCACGTCGAGGGTCGGACGCTCCGCCACCTCGACCACCCCTTGCACCAGGCGGCCCAGGGTCGCTTCCCGGCGCTCGCCACTGCCCCACTCCCGCACCCGGCCATCATGCGGCAGGATATGGGCGCGATACTGGCCCTGGTACGGTAAGGCGGCCAGGTATTTGGCGTAATAGTCCGCCCCATGGCCCACATCCTCGAAGTAGTGCAGCAGACAGATTTGCCGCCCGATGAACTGCACGCACCACAGGGCCGTGGCATCGTCGACCCCAATATCCCAGAAGGTGTAGACGGGGTAGCTCGGGTCATACGGCACGCGCGTAATGCGCCGCTCCTGATCGACGGTCCGAAACTCATTGGCGTAATAGGCGCCAGGGATGGCCGCTTCCCACGAGAGATAATATTCCTGGTCAATCAGGTCCTGCGTCATGCCCTCACGGCGATCCGCCTCGATGTCGGCAGGACTGATGACCGGCGAGCCGTCTTCGTCCGGACCATCCCGGAAGGTCTGCTCCACCGTCAACAGGTCAAAATACCAGGCCGGATTGTTGCGGTTGGTGGTATACAGGGTGTAGCCATGATTGCGGCCCCGTGGCGTGTACGCGAAGGCCGCCCAGCCACCATTCTCCCGCAGAATCGGGCGACAGAGGTCCCAGGCCCGCGGATTTTGCAGGGCATATTCGCTAAAGATGACGCCCACGGGATTGGAGCCCACCAGGACATCCAGGTTGCGATCCGTGCCGAGAATCTGATAGGTACTGCCCGGCTGGCGCGCGTTCGCCGCATTGACCAGGGTGAGCTGCATGTCGGCTTTGTTGGGGGCGCCATAGAGCAGGTCTGGCGGCACATACTCCAGGACGCGCTGGCCCGCCCGGTTGATGCCATCCCAAATGACGCGGCGCCCCTGGTTCAGCTTGGGGAACACGTGGAAGTAGTTGCCGGTCCGCTCCAGCATGCGCTCGACACAAAAGTTGAGCAACGTCGTGTCTTTGCCATTGCGCCGATGCCAGACCAGGCCAAAGCGGCGGATCCCCCGGTCCCAGGCATCCCACACGCGCCACTGATACGAGCGCGGGGCAAACTGGTAGGGCAGGCTCAGTTCAATGGTGCTGGCCGTCTCAGTGCGCACGGCGGATGCTCACCACAAGGGGTTTCTCCTGGTTGCCATGGACTTCAAGTTCCATCGCCTTGAGCTTGGGCTCCAGATACTGGGCCAATTCTTTGGCGGCCTGGAATTTCAGCTCTTTTTTCACGGCCGGCCCCATGATCGGGTTGCCTTCCACATCGACGCCATAGACCACGTCGGAGTCATCCGCCATCAGGTCCGCCATGAACCGGTGGGGGTCCACGCCGAGGCTCTCGCAATAGGCCCGCAACTGCTCACGAAAAGTGGTTTTGTGCTTATTTGGGCGTCCCTTGCGACTGCCACCACCAGATTTGCGCCCATTCGCCATTGCACTTCATCGCACTTCATCACACTGTTGCGATAACGCCGTGCCGCTGGAAGCCACCCCCGTGCTGGAGAAGCCACGGGGCGCAGCCGTTGCGGTATGTGTCGAGCCAGCAGTCAGGGTACTGTGTACAGGAGTAGATCCCAGAGGGAGGCGGGGTATAGACGAAGCGAGACCACCTCAAGGCTTAGATCTATCTATAGGATTAGATAGACTACTCCCGACGCAATACCGCTAAACTGATTCTAGACGAACATGGGTGACATTGCAAGCCCGACGTCCACAACACCTTTCTTAGCGTCATGGCGTGTGGCCCGCCGCTGGCTCCGGCACCGCCTCCGCCTCCGTGCACATGCGGTGCGACCAGTCGACAAGGTCCAGCACCGACGTGCGCTGGAGACTCCGCCACGGGATGCCACGGCGCCTCGCGGCGGCGGTCTCGGTCTCGATGAAACACGCCAGCAGTGCATCCAGGGCGGCGTGCAGGCGTTGGTGCTGGGCGCGGTGCTCGTCAGCAGTCATGCGGCATCCTCCTCGTCCGGGTCTGGTTGACGTGTTCGACGCGACCGAGGGCGGGGGAGATCGTCCACTCCTGCCAAACGCCAGCGCAAGCCCAGCGCATCCATAATGGCGACAACCAGAGAAAGACGAGGGTCCTGCGTCTGACCATTTTCTATATAGACAAGTGTCGTAGGAGCAATGCCAGCCCGGCGCGCTAGCTCACGATGCGATAGCCCCTGTTTTTCTCGTGCCGTCTTGATGAGTTCACCAAAGGTCATGGTGCTTACCTCCTCAAAACATTGTACAGCATGCGAGAAAAAATGTTCTAAGTTTTTTACATTTCGCTCTTGCAAGTGTCCAAAGATTTGATACAATATTAATACATACAGCGACCGCGCAAGCGGGTGCCACCGAGGAAGCTTAGGACGACCGGGCCAGGGTGAACTGGAAGCCGGGGGGCGAAGCGGGGGCCAAGGAGACACGGTGAAATGTGGCCACACGGTGCGTTGTTAGCCGCACGACGCTACACAGGGCAGCGGAACACAGGACACACCACACAGGAGACACGACGATGGCCACCACACAGACGCAGCAACCGCGCATCCAGTTTCAGACGGTCGGCAACCAGAAGAAAGGCACCAGCCGCGTGCAATGGTCTGACGACTACGGCCAGACCTGGCATGAGCCGCAAGACGCCCCGAGAGACGTGGCTCGCGCATGGCAGCGCATCGCACAGAAAGCCTAACCCTACACCACCACGAAGGAGCCCAGCATGAAACACGGACACGTCACCGGCCACAAGACAGAGCGCACGGGTGCCAGCGACTGGTACAAGACCATCGAAGCCGAGCACCTGAAGCGGATCGAAGCGGCATGGCAAGCGAAGCAGGCAGGCAAATAACCGAGCACGGCCCCGCGCCACCCTGGAAAAGTTACGCGAGGCCGTCAACCTTCACCCCTACGTATCAGGAGAAGATCATGCAGACGATACCAGAGACCACCACCACCGTCAACTTTGACGCCGCCCTCCGCCTGGGCGCCGCCCAGGCCACCTGCCGCTACGCCGGCGAAGCCGCCCGCATCGACCGTGGCCTGGTGCTGGCCCTCAACGGTCATGTGACGCTGCAACCCGATGGCACCGCACTGGTGACGAGTGCCAAGGATGCCGAGATCGTGTACACGGTGAATGGGCACTGCGACTGCCCCG